TAATCACATTGATCGTTTATTTGATTTGGAGCAGGAAAATGCTGATTTAATGGAATATATTATGACATTAGAAACGGATAATTCAATATTGGGTTCATGTTGTAGTAATGGTGGTTTACAACCTGATACTACTATAATAGATTAAGTTATGTTTAAGATTACTAATAAAAATAATGGCAAAACGTTTACACATCATACTAAGATGGGTATGGAGCAAGATACTACTATATTATTTCGTTATGGTGTTCCGATTGCTGTTGAAGAAGTTGATGCAATGGATGATCAACAAGCACCAAGTATGGATAACATGGGTTGGAATACAATAGTAGGTGACAAACTATAGACGTGTTACATGGGTTAAGATGCATCTGGTGTTAACCCTCATTGCCAGCGCCCCAATCTCTTTTAACTTACCTTAAAAATATATATGAACATACGATTGTTCACAAACACCTCACGACTGTCTATGCGGGGAGGCGTGGAGGGGCGAGGGAGGGTTCGTATATTTACCATGTAAATAAGAAATAAAGGTTATGTATATAGAAGATTATCAAGTAGAGGATTTAAACAACATGGTGGGTAAGCAATTCTTCATCAACAAGCAATATAGCAACACGTGTAAAGGAGAATTAATGTACACGGTGGTGAAAAATGGAGAATATATGTGTCGTGTGAAGGAGATTAAACATGAGTATAATGATATTCAGCCTTCATCGTCGACGACATTGGTGCCTGCATGGTTGGTGCATAACTGTATACAAGGCAGGTAATGATAATGACTGGCCCGGTGTGTAGTTAGTACTTACACCGCGTGCATAAATAAGGTCCAACGTACTCCCTACTACGGTAGGGATACTGTTGTCCGTACCTGGTTATACGGGTAAATGTTCGCCGTCGGTGTTCATAACGCCCTCACAACTATATTACCCCTTACATTTATAGTATTTACCATGTTATATTAACTAAGGTTATACCATAGTAAGGTATGCTGCTGGCGGCGTACGTACGCACATGATATGCTATATATCCCATACGCGCAGGTGTCCATATACGCGTGTATACCATATAAAAAGAAGTAGATATATGTTTAGCAGAAGTACTATCCCTTACCATCGAGGAGGTATATACAAATATCCTACATGTCAAAGCCCATTTAACCCAAAAGATACAAAATCCGAAGGATCCAAAATCTTCTTTGTCGACGAATTCTCCACCGTCGATAAAATATATACTGGAAAAATAATCATCATAATATTTGGCTTCCCCATATAGAGTTTGTATATTTATAGAAAAGAGATTATGTTTATTTTATATTATTTACTTATTGGTATTATTATTATGTTTTTATTAGATATGCACCTATTAGCATATACAAAGAAAATTGAATTTGAATTAAAAGAAAAAATAGAATATGATACATTTACTAGAATATTCATAATAGTAGTATGGCCAGCAGCTCTTTTCATAATAATTAAAAATCTTGTGTAAAATATTTGGAGAAGCAAAAAACCGTTCGTATATTCACCCCGTAAATAAAAAAATAAAGGTTATGATTACATATATAATAATAGGAGCAAGTTTTATGTTTTTGATAGAAGCATTTGTAAACGCTTATTCTAAAAACCTAGAAGAACTAGGTGAAAAAAACACATCATTTGATTGGTTCACTCGAATATTTACTATTCTATTTTGGCCATATCAGATATATATCTTAGTAGAAGGATTATTTAACCATAAAGATTAATAGGATGAAAGAATCAATTAAAACAATATTACTATTTTTAGGACTTATATTAGCCTTAATATTTGCCCCATCATGTACAAAACAAGAAACTATACACCAGGATTTATGTATCACAGGTGATTGTGAAACACAATTTATAGTAGTATATAAAAACCAAGAAATATTACCTAATGCAAATGGACATTATGAAGTAGAATGGGATGGGTTAGAATATTTTCAAATTAGAGGCCAATTATCTCAATTAAATGATGAATATTGTAATACCGATGGTATTCCATTTATAGAAACTAAATATGATTCAGATTATTGGGTAGTATTTGAAAATTTATATTTTACAACTCCTATGTATTCTTATTTAGGTTGGTTCAATGATCAAGGATTAAACACTCCTATCTCATTTGGAGCTTATACTTACACTATGACAGATTTAATAAATCTTCACCCACCATTAAATGTAGTAGGATATCAAATACCAAAACACCTTTGCACAGATTGTCCTTATGCTCCTACCCTAATAGGAACTTATTCAAAATATAATTATGAACCAACTCAAAATATATTATTAGATGATGAAATGATAGGTGACACTATTAATATTTTTATGGAAACAACATTTAATACAGAAGGCGGTCCATCAATATATGACCCAAATAATGATAATCCAAATTTAGTTATAAAAAAAGAAATAAAGGTAATAGTAATATAATGGAAAAAACAGGATTATTAGAAAAAATTGAATATCTTTTTAATGAGGCTAAACATTTAGAAATATACATGCCCACACTTAATAGATGGCATCGAGTAACCCCAAACGACTTTAGATCATTTGATGGTAAAAGAAGAATACAAGGTGAGGAGTATGAAGGTCCATTATATGCTTATGGTACTAATCGCAAAGTTTCACCAAAACACAATAATAAAATCGTTGAAAGCGAAGTAACTAAAGCTCGCGCATTAATCTCCCAAAAAATACGCTAATGTCTAAACCTAATATTAAAAAAATCACAGAAGACAAAGCTTCTCAATATTTCAGTATCGAAGAAGACTTACTAGACTCTCCTATCCGTTTCTATACCAAAACAGAAGACGACGATGGGTGGGATAAAATAACATATTACACCTCCAGACGTAAAGACATATACGCTAACCGCGGTGAAGCTGATCAATGGGTTTACATATTATCAAACCCCACACTACCTAATATATTTAAAATAGGCTATACCAAACACGAACCTGAAATTAGGGCTAAACAAATAAGTGCTTCTACCGGTGTAGCACTACCATATAAAGTAGAATGGGCATTTCAATGCTTCAATGGCGAGCAACTAGAACGAGAAGTCCATGAAGAATTAGCATCTTACCGCGTGAATCAACAACGTGAATTTTTTGATATACCACTTGTTGAAGCACAAGAAGCAATTGAAAAAATTGGAAAACAGTATGTATAGTATATACGTATGTATAAATTAAAATATGATGAGAGACTTAAAAGAAGAGTTGTTAAATATTAAAGGAGGCGATTTCCCTAAATGGTATGCATCGCTTACCAAACTTGAAAAAGCAGAATACTTTCAAGCGTTAGAACAATTCGAAAAAGAATATAAAAATCTAAGTTAATTCCCTATATGACGTTTTTTTTTTGTATTTAGTTTGGAGTATACCTTACTAGTACTATATTTATTGATGACATGGACCTTAACCATATATTCAATTTATTCGGAGGTGACCCTAAAAAGTACACTGATGAGCCACCCTCTACCATTAATATGGATGATTTTGAGAAAACACCAACTTATAAGGTTGGGATGTTTAAAAAAATTATCCTAAACCAACATGTATTTCAAAAAAAACTTATCAATATGTTTAAAACTCCTGAAGATGATTATGGAATGGATGGAATGGAAGATGTAGGAGAATATATAGCTCATCATAGAGCCTGGAGTTATATTAAAGATTGCCTAATAGATGATGAAGTATGGCAAGGTAGTTTACAAATCCAACATGATGATCATTTAGAAACCTCAGTAAAACTATCAATATCCTTTTTTGAAGACGCAGAAGAATATGAAAAATGCGCTCATTTAGTCAAAATCCAAAAGTATCTTGAAGATAGTTTGGAGTCGAAATCTTAATATTGTATATTCCCATCACGGGGTTTGGGAAAAAGCGTATAAAAACGCTTAGATAAAAAAATGTGACCAGGTGACACATGATAACATCACAAATACCCCAATTATAATTAAATAAAGTTATGAGAAATAAAAAACTAGTACAAAATAGATTAAGAACACTCCAGGGTCAATTAAAACAACTTGATATGCAAATTCATAGAGGTGGAGATAGAACAACAATTAATGAAGCTCAAAGAGCAGTAGAAGAAACAGTTCAGGATGTTGTTGATATGATAGAAAGAGAAGCATAATGAGTTTATCAGCAGAACAAATCCAGTCAAATTGGGAAAAGTTTATAGGTTATATTAACACCTACATCTCAGACCCTAGAAGAGAAAAAGTATTAGCATTCTACAAGAAATTTGAAGATGATCTTGTATTAATGCCAGCATCACATAAAACTGCTTACCATAATGCATTTCCAGGTGGTTATATTGACCATGTCAATAGAGTTATAGAAGGTGCTTTAGCAATAAATAAAACATGGGTTGAATTTTGTACAGAACAAAATTACACCATTGAAGAACTTGTATTTTCAGCTATAAACCATGATTTAGGTAAAATGGGTAACGGTGAAGAAATGGCTTATTTACCTTCCAAAGATGATTGGAGAAAAAAGAATTTAGGTGAAATGTATCAATACAACAAAAAATTAGCCTATATGTCAGTCCCAGACAGATCTATTAAGTTATTAGTTGATCATGATATTAAGCTTACTGAAAATGAATGGATGTGTATTAAACTACATGATGGGTTATATGACCAAGCTAATGAGCCTTATTTAAAAAATTACATGCCAGAGCAAAAACCTCGAACTTCTATGATATTTATAATTCATCAGGCAGACTTAATGGCAGCAAGAATAGAATTCGAACACGTATGGCTATCAAAATTCAATGAAGAAGTTTTAGATAAACCTAAGGCTAAAAAATTGGATGTAAAAACAAAAGCACTTGGCTCAATGAAAAGCGAAGGGTTAAAAAACATGTTAAATAGTTTATGATAGAAATAATTTCCATTTCAGTTTTATCAGTATTAGTAGTAATCTTAGGATTTACTACTTTTAATTTACTACGTAAAAACGAAAAGCAAGAAGACATACTAGCAGAATACCTTAATTATTTAG